CTTTACTTTTTTATCTTTTCGTAGTATAATAAGCCTGACTATAAATTTCAGGCTTTTTTATTATGAGTATTTGGATAGATAGAAAATATATTTTATTATTGTCTCCTAAGTTGGAACTTTTCAAACAAAAGAATACCAACTTATACACAATGCGTTGCCCATATTGCGGTGACTCTCAGAAAATGAAATCAAAAACTCGTGGATTCGTTTATGCAAAGAACGATAATTATTTTTACACGTGTTTTAATTGCGATAAAGGAACAACTCTTAGATCTTTACTTAATTATCTAGATCCTCATCTAGAACAAGAATATATTATGGAAAATTTCCAGGAGAAATTTACTGGAAATAGAAAGCAAACTATTGATAAACCTTCTATTCCGGTTTTTAAAACTCAAGAAAAAAAGATAGACCTCCCTACAATTTTTTCTTTAGATGATGATCACTTCGCTAAAAAGTATATTTTAGATCGTAAAATACCAGAAAAAGCATTAAAAGACTTGTATTTTACTGAAGATTTTAAAGCTTTTGTTGAATCTGTTTCTGACAAAAAACTTGATCAAACTGGACCGCGAGTTATTATCCCATTTTATTCTAGATCTGGTGACTTGGTTGCATTTCAAGGAAGAGCTTTAGATAGTTATTCTATGCGATATATAACAGTAAAGATTGATAGAGAGCAAGAAAAGATTTTTGGTTTGGATAAAGTTGATCCAATGAAACCTATTTATGTTGTAGAGGGTCCATTTGATTCTTTATTTCTACCTAATGCGATCGCAACTGCAGATTCAAATTTAGCTGCAGCGGCTAATGTATTTGATAAGAGTAAGTTAATATTAATTCCTGATTGTGAGCCTAGAAACGCAAATATCGTTAAAAATATTGGTAAGTTTATTAAAAACGGATTTTTTGTTTGTTTATTGCCAGAATCATTTGGTGTTAAAGATATTAACGATGCGATAAAAAATGGCTTGACGCAAGAGGAATTATTAGGTATAATAAGTAATAACACCTTCTCTGGGTTAAGAGCTGAACTAGAATATTTAAATTGGAAAAAAATATGACAAATAAAATAGAAAAAATTAATGCCAGCGAAGATGGAAATACGAAATTCCTTATTGATGGTTTAGAATACATGAGAGTTAGCGGTATTTGGTTTAGATGGGATAAATATCAGGTAAAATATATCCCAGAAGATAGACCAGAATTAGAAACTTTATATTTGGAGACTTTTGGAAAATGATTACAGCAAAAATGATCGCTGATTCATATTATGATTATGATAATAGAATTTGTACTTTACAACTAAAATATCCTAGATTTATTCATGCAGAAGTATTAACACATCGAGTATTTTCTAGATCTGCGTCTAGTTCTAGAGCAATTCCAATTAGTAAAATTATTTCTCAAGTTTGGAATGATCCAGCTATGCCAGTTTACTGGGGTGCCAATGAGTCCGGTATGCAAGCCAATGCTGAATTAACTGGATGGAAATTATCTGCTGCTAAATTTATTTGGAAAACTTCAGCTAAAGTTGCTTGCGTTTTTGCTTATGGGTTTAGTAAAATTGGATTACATAAACAGATTGGCAATAGAATTTTAGAGCCATGGCAATATATTAATGTTATTATTACTTCAACAGAATGGGATAACTTTTTTGATTTAAGAATTCATCCGGATGCTCAGCCTGAGATTCAAACTCTAGCTAAAGCAATCTATGATGCTATTGAATCCAGTGAATCTGTTGAAAGAGAACATGCTGAGTGGCATTTACCGTACATTACTGATGACGAACGAAAATATTATGATGAAGAAGATTTATTAAAAGCTTCAACAGCTCGTTGTGCTAGAGTTAGTTACAGCAATCATGATGGTAGTGCTGCTAATTTAGCAAATGATATTATATTACACGATAGATTGGTTGGTTCGGTTCCAATTCATGCTAGTCCAGCTGAACATCAAGCAACTCCAGGAGATCCATCATATTGGTATCGTAACTTTAGAGGCTGGATACAGTATCGCGATAGAGTAGAGCAAAAATTAAATAAATTTAATGCAGAGGATCACCAATATGAGTTCCAGCTTGAATTACATAACAGCTATTAATGTTCAAAAACAATATTATTATGATTTAAATTTTAAATCTGATTTGGATCAAAAAATGGTTGAACAACAAGAGTTTAAACAAGTTCAATTACAAAATAAATGTCATAATGATAATTTAGTGTACGATCCATATTGGATTAATGGAGTAAATTATCATGCATCATTAAGTAAACACAATTATATTAGATAGAGGAAATTATGAGTAAAGTTGAATTAAAAGATTATGAAGCATTTGTCCAATCAACAATTTCACACCCATCATCAATTTTTGGTATTCTGGAATCAAGGTTGAGCGAATTGGATGGTAATAAATTAGGAATTTTAATTCCTGAATTATTAACTGCTTCTTTTGGTTTAACTGCTGAGGCAGGTGAATTTACTGAAGTTGTTAAGAAAATTGTATTTCAAGGTAAACCGTTAGATGAAGATAATATTTTTCACTTGAAACGCGAATTAGGTGATATTTTATGGTATGCAGTTGTTGCTTGTAAGGCATTAAATATTACGTTAGAAGATGCTATTGTAATGAACGTCGAGAAGTTATCTGCTAGATATCCGCAAGGTTTTGATATTATTAAATCAGAAGTTAGACAAGAAGGTGACGTGTAATGGGTAGAGCAATTATTGAAGCAGGTTTTGTTTTAATATTGTATTTTTTAATTATCGGAATTGTTTGTCCGTATCTAGTTTCGGCTAGAGATGACATTGAAGTAATTTCCGGTTTTGTTTTAATTGTATTAACTGCTGCAACAGTACCATCTGTTGTAAAATATATTTTTAGAGACGTTAAATGAAAAAATTATTATGGATGTTAGTGATTCCATTCCTTGTTGCTTGTTCTAATGTTCCTCCAGGTTATACTGGAATTAAGGTATTTTTAAATGGCGGTGACAAGGGTGTGGATAGTCAAGTATTAGGCGTTGGGCGTTACTGGATTAGTTTTAATGAAGACTTATTCTTATTTCCGACATTTACACAAAATCATGTTTGGACTAAAGCTTCTACTGAAGGTAGCCCAAATGATGATTCGTTTACATTTCAAACCAGACAAGGTTTAACTGTAAATACTGATGTTGGTATTAGTTATCATATTGAACCAGATAAAGTAACTGATATTTTTCAGAAATATCGCAAAGGCGTTAGTGAGATTACTCACGTTGTACTACGAAATAGTGTTCGTGATGCGTTTAACAAAGCTGCTTCATCTAGAGATATTGAATCTGTTTATGGTGAGGGTAAAAGTGCTTTAATTGATGATGTAACTACTCTTGTTCGTCATGATATGGATCCAGTTGGTATTAAAATAGAAAGCATTTATTTGGTTGGCGATATGCGTTTACCTGAATCTATTGTTGAATCTATTAATGCTAAAATTCAAGCATTACAAAAAACTCAACAACGAGAAAATGAAGTAGCGCAATCCAAAGCAGAGGCAGATAAAACTATTGCTGAGGCTCGAGGTGTAGCTGAATCTAAGATTGCTATTGCTAAAGCAGAAGCAGAGGCAATTGAAATTAAAGGTGCTGCATTGAGAAATAACCCAAGTGTACTTGAGCTAAATAAAATTGATAAATGGAATGGAGAATTGCCTCAGTATATGACTGGACCAGTTCCAATGTTAAATTTTACGAAATAATTTCGTATAATTAGTAATGAGGATGTATAATGAGTTGCAGGGATGCAACTATTTTAATTTTTAATGAAAAGGACTAATATGGCAATTAGATTATTGACGCCGAAAGAAACTTACACCATCGATTATCCAGTAGCAATAGAATTTGCTAGAAAACAGCAAGAGATAATGTGGTTTGATTTCGAAATAGAAGTTGAAAAAGACTTACACGATATAAAAACTAATTTTAATGAAGCAGAAACCTATGGATTAACTTCAACATTAAAATTATTTACCAAATATGAAATTTCAGTTAATGAATACTGGAAAAATTATGTAGCTCAGGTATTTCCTAGACCTGATATTCAACGAATGGCTGATGCCTTCGCTTTCATGGAAACTAATGTCCACGCCCCTTTTTACAATAAAATTAATCAAGTTCTAGGTTTAGATACTGATGAATTTTATCTGTCTTATCTAGATGATGAAGTTTTAGTTAACAGGATGAAATGGATCGGTAAACGTTTATCTAAACGAGAAACTTTAATGGATAAATTAAAATCTGTTGGAATTTTCTCTATGGTTGAAGGAGCTGTGTTATTTGGTCAGTTCGCTTTTATTAAACATTTTAATTCAAATGGCAAAAATAAAGCAATTAATGTAAATGCAGGAATCAACTTTTCTGCTATTGATGAATCTTTACATTCACAGGGCGGTGCTTGGTTATTTAGAACATTATTATCTGAAGCAAAAGCTGATGGTCAAATCTCCGAGGAAGATGAATTATATTTACGTGCTGAATTAGAAGAAACGGCTAGAGTAATTAGAGAACATGATGGGTTTATTAATGGTAAAACATTTGAAAAAGGTAGCATCAAAGGCGTTACTGAAAATCAATTAAATCATTTTACTGAATCTAGATTGGATATGTGTTTAAAAGAATTAGGTTATAAGCCAATTTTTAAACCATCTTACAATCCAATTGCTGAATGGTTTTACAAAGATTTAGAGTCAACAACACTACATGATTTCTTTAGTTCAACAGGAAGCGATTATAACAGAAACTGGAAAGAAGCGAGATTTGTATGGTAAAGCAAGAAAAGTCAATTTATGATGAATTAAGTGATGAAAGAAAAGAGTTACAAGAAACTGGTCATTTACCAAAATGGTGTACAACTATTGCTTGGCAAATGCTCAAGGAAAAAAACCTTTCTGCTGAATATCCAGATTTAAACTCAGTTTATAATAGGATTGCTAAACATGCTGCAAAATATACTCCAAATCCAGATGAATGGCAACCTAAATTTTTTGAATTATTATGGAACGGCTGGTTGGCTGCTTCTACTCCAGTTTTATCTAATATGGGAACTGGATTTGGTTGTCCTGTTAGCTGTTCTGGTGGAGAAATTCCAGACTCAGTTTTTGGATTCTATGGATCTCAACAAGAGGCTGCTGTACTGAGTAAAAATGGGTTCGGTACTAGTGGATACCTTGGTAAGATTAGACCTCGTGGTGCTCCTATTAATGGGGTAAAAGGAGGTGCTTCAGGGGTACTTCCAGTTTTTAAAGATTTTATTCAAATGTCCAGAGATATTTCACAGGGCAGTCAACGACGCGGAGCTTGGGCTGGTTATATTGAAATTGATCATCCAGATTTTTATGAAATTGTTAATTATATTAGTAAAAACCCAGATGACGCCAATTTAGGTTGGGTTGTTACTGATGAATTTATTGCTAGATTGGATGCCAATGATAATGAATCGGTTTTACGTTATCAGTTAGCATTAAAAACTAAAATGATTACTGGAAAAGGTTATTTCTTTTTTGTTGATAGAGTTAATGACCTTAGTCCTCAAATGTATAAAGATAAAGGTTTAAGAGTAAATGCTTCTAATCTTTGTACTGAAATTACCTTACACTCAAGCGAAAATTATACATTCTCTTGTGTATTATCATCGATGAATGCATCGCTTTACGATGAGTGGAAAAATACTGATGCGGTATTTAATGCAACTGTCTTTTTGGACTGCGTTAATCAAGATTTAATTGAAATTGGTAAAGTTACTCCTGGAATGGAAAAAGTTGTTGCTTTTGCTACTGCTAGTAGAGCTTTGGGTTTAGGTCTATTAGGATTCCACACTTATCTGCAAGACCATTTAATTCCATTTGAATCTTTTGATGCTAATCTTAAAAATACAGAGATTTTTAAACATTTAGATTCTGAGTCATTACGTGCTAGTAAATGGATGGCGGAAAACTGGGGTGAACCAGAATGGTGTGTAGGTTATGGCGTAAGAAATACTCATAGAATTGCTATTGCTCCTAATCTTAGTTCAGCATTAATTTGTGGTTCTGTTAGTCAGGGTATCGAGCCTATTTACAAAAACGCCTACGTGCAAAACACCAGTGCTGGTAAGATGGATCGCGTTAATCCATCATTATTAACTGTGATGAAAAACAAAGGTGTTTATACAGATGCAGTGGTTAAAGACATTATAAGTAATAACGGTTCAGTTCAACATGTTGACTGGTTGGATGATAATGAAAAGGCTGTATTTAAAACGGCATTTGAAATTGATCAAAAACAAATTGTTAGATTAGCATCTGCTCGTCAACGTTATATTGATCAAGCTCAGAGTATTAATTTCTTCTTCTCAGCTGATGAGGATGAAGAATATATTAGTGAAGTTCATAAATTAGCATTTAAAGATCCATGGATTAAATCATTATATTATGTTAGATCTGAAAATGGAGTAAATGTTACTAAAGGCGAATGCGTAGCTTGTCACGGTTAAGGAATTATTATGGCTAAATTAAATAAATTTGTTTTTACTCTTTCTAATAAAAAAGAAATAAGTTTATCTAATGCTGATGCATTAGAATTGTATAATGAGTTAGATAAAATTTTTGATAAATCATCGGTAACTAGTGCTACTAGCAAAACTTTTAACTTTGGTAATATCGATACTCCTTGGTATCCAAATGATGATTCTTGTATTACATTTAATGGATCTATGATGCCTAATGTTGATTCAATTACGTTGTCTAATTCTATGAATGAACACCCATATGATTGGCCAACAGCTTCAGTTCATTTGCATAACGTAAAAGGCGTTGATGGGGTTTATGGTGCTACATTAGATGATTCAATCACATTGACTCGAGATTTGGTGTAAATTCTATGTTGATAAATGCTAAATAGAGTTAAGAAATTAAATTTTATCTGGTTACTGGGGTTAGTTTTAATCCCAGTAATTTTTACAACAACCATTTTTTATTATGGTTTAACATTAATGATAGGATTATATTATGCTATTATACGAAACCAACAATAATTAAAAAAGAGGACAAGGAAGCCTATGATAACGAAAATAACTTGTTTTGAATGCGATTCGGAATATCAAATTCAGTCTCAGCAGGGATGCTTAACTGATGATATTAAATATTGCTCGATTTGCGGTAGCGAAATCGAAACAGAAGTTGATGACGAAGAAGAAATTGAAGACGAAGATTAATCCTAAGTAAAGTTATCTCAACTTGAATAGGTAAAAATCGCGATGTGGCTCTATAATAACGAACCCTTAATAGAAATCCCAGAAAAAGCAGTGGGGTTTGTTTATCTCATTACCAATTTCCAGAATAACAAAAAATATATTGGCAAAAAACAATTTTATTTCCAAAAATCAATTCAAAAAAATTTAAAAAAGAAAAAAGTAAAGGTTGAGTCCGATTGGAGAACCTACACTGGATCTAACGAAGAATTGAATGAAGATATAAAAAATTTCACTCCAGAATTAAAGAAAGAGATAATTGAGATTTGCAGTAGCAAGTCCCAACTCAGTTATATCGAGGCATACCATCAGTTCATCAACAACGTGTTACTCAAAGAAGAGTATTATAATAATTGGATCTCAGTGAGAGTAACGCGTCGTCACCTCCTTAGTTACT